TGTAATGGTCTTCATCTGAAACAGAATAGAAGCCTTAGCGTCTACAAAATCTTTGCCTTCGCTACCTAACTTATCAGCAAGAAGTTTCCCTGCGGCGGTACTAGTGTCGATGACTTTAGAAACATCCGCGCTAGCCCATTTATTGAGGGCTAATCCTAGTTCGTTTTTAGTGCCATCGGTATTCACACCAGTGGCAGAGCCTGTCATATCTAGTGTGAATTTGTCGGCGTCTACTTGTGCATTGTCGCTCACAACGCCTGTAGCAGCTTGAACCATCTCCGCATCGGTCAGGGCGCTTAATTTAGAGTCGTAAGTTTCTGCGGCAGCTTGCGTAGCATTGTCCACAGTTGAGGCGGCCCCAGTAGTTATAGGCTCAAAACCGCTCTCGGTGCCTAGGGTGTATTGATCCGCTGTAGGGTCTAAACTTGCACCAGATGCATCACCGTCTATTTGCGGCATCAGGTCTGCAAGTTTTAAACCTCTGTCTGCTAGAAATTTATTAGGGTCGGCTAATACTTCCTCCATGTCAGACTGTACTTTAAGAAGCCCAGCCTTTTCAGCCAGACCAGCAATATCAGAAGCACTTGCCCCGCCCAAACCGCCGCCGCCGCCACCAGAGCTAAATGCTACCCCATTGTTTTGCTGGTACTGAGCTACCTGATCCGCGCCGTCATTATCGTTAGAGTTGTTGAAACTAGCCTGGCTACGCTGATAGCCTGTCATTGCGGTGGAAGGGTTAAATTGATCAGAGTCTTCTCTATTTCCGTTTTGGTCTTCAACAATTTTAAGGAAGTCTACAACCTTATCACCCTGCACCTCTACCTGATAGGGCATTCCTAAGAAGTTATACGAGTATTCAAAGTTTTTACCTTCAGCAGAACGGGTGTACACCATTCGGCCATCTACTTCTTTAGGATTATCCAATTCGGGGTCTAGGTCATTTGCCCAAGACGCTAATCCCCCCAATACTTTTGGGATAGCTGACAAAGGATTCATAACTGCGCCTAAGCCTAATTGACTTGCAGATTGGGCCTCTGGGGCTGATCCGGGTACTTTAGATGTAACTGTACCGTCAGATTGCAAGTTGCCATCGTTAGTATCATCATTCCCCCTACCAGAATATGTCTTACCCGGTCCAATGTCCGAAACTGGAATAGCCACTAGGCTGGCTGAGGGGTTAGATTGCTGATTATCATAACTAGCCTGAGTTACGAGATCACCTCCGCTGTATACAGCATCATCGCCAGTCGAAAATACGTTTGCAACGCTCTCAGTGAAGCTGTTCCCACCGCCGAAAGTACTTGACCATAATCCCATTTATTTATCCTTTTCTTCGTCACAGGCTCTGATCCTGTCGCGCAAGTTCACATAATCGGTAAGAGCCGTTTCAAGAGCCGTACTTGAGGCAGGAAGACTATTGATCTCATCTGCTAGCTTTTGGTTATATTCTGGGGAATACTCTGCAATTGGGGGGCAGTAGATTTCCAGCTTTGTTCTATAAACCGTTCCCGCGCAGCCTGTCAGTAAGACCAGCCCGGTCATTAATATCATCTGTCTCATGCTCTGCCATCTTCTTGTAAAAGTGAGTGGTCTTTTGCTGTGCCTGAAGGTCATCTTTAAGAACTTTGTTCTTCTCAGCGGCGTGGCCTTTAACTCTTCCCATCAAATAGATAAGAGGAAGAGCTAGTGTTAAAGTCATAATTATGTAGGATTTAATCTTGCCAAATATAAACATCAATCTTTTCTATCTTTGAAACGGGCGTAAGCTGCCAAAGCAATGCCGCCGATAGCACACACTAGGAATACAGTTTTCAACATAGGCGCATAAGCAATAAGCCCCTGCATCTGCCCTGCAACCTCGTTCATCGCTGTAGCGGCCCCTGCAATACCTGCACCCGCCATTGTTTTACTTTTAGCTAACGACTTAGGGATGCTTGTTGTAGGAGCTTGTACCATTGTTGGTCCACCTATCTCAGATGGTAGTTGGGCATCCGCACTAAACATGGCTGCTTCCGCCGCACGGCGTCTAGTGAGACCTGCGAGAGGTATAAGCTTCCCATTCACACGGGCCTTATCCCAGCGCATAAGCTGGGCAGGTATCTCGCTGTACAAATTCTGATTAAGTTTTTTCAACAACGTACTGTTTTTAAAAGCATTTGAGCCTAAATTAAATATAAAAGACACTAAGGAATCGTACTGGTTTTGAGTAAGTGGTACAGTTACATAGTGTTTAATGGCCTCGGCATGTTCGTTTAAATCTTTGGTAAGACGCTCTTCGCAATACTCGCGGGTCCATTTGCTTTCTGCGGTTATACCCCGAGTTGCCCCGTAACCCTGTGTGAGAACTCCTGCGGAACATTTGTAAGGGTAAACAAAGCCATCTGCTTTTACTTCGTGTAGACCTTCGAACTCTTTAACTAGCTCAACGCCTTTTTGGGATATAGAATTAGGGTGCATAATTACCTCAAGATGTAGTTGTGAATGCGGAAGCAAATCCAGATTCCGGTACTTCGCCAGATGATGCCGGGGTTAGATTACCCATACTTACGTTAGCACCTGACATATTTTTAACATTGCCTAGCTCGGTAAGTGTGTCGTTTATATTCAGTACTTTTTGACCAAGGGCCTCGCCTGTAACATCAAATCTATCTAGGATTAGGTTACCCTGCTGATCCATCTTCCGATTGATCGTGTTGCCTTGAGCATCAATGCTGCTAGCTATTAAATTTCCGCTGTCATCAAACGCAGTACCTAACTGATTAAAGTTCTGGCGAAGGTCCATACTCAGATCACTTTGAGTAGATGCTATGGAAGCCATGTCTCGCGCTGCCACAACTTGCTCTGAGGTTATGTTTTCTATTCCTCCTGCTAAGGAAGCCTGTAGGTCAGTAGCGGCATTATTAGTGGTTGTCCGATTAAGCTCAGACGCACTCGCATTAGCTGCTTGGTTTTGCGCCAATGTATTTTCAACGCTAGCATTATTAGCCTGAGCATCAGCAGATACACCAGAGAACCCGGCGGAAGTGTTGGCATCAGAAGCCATGAACCCACCTTCTACCGTGCCTTCTAGTGCGTTAATCTTATTATCAACTCCTGTAGCCACGTTACCTAATTGTGTTTCAGCCGCACCAGCATAAGCACCAATGTCTTCTCGAATCTTGCTAGCAGCGTTAGCATTAGCTAGTTGCATGTCGGCACGGGTTTGGGTGGCAAGGGTTGTATCCTCACCATAGCGGTCTGTGTAAGCATCAAAGTCCGATACAAAGCCATCCTGGGCAGTTTTCATGGCGGCTTGATCTGTAGCGTCTTGTGCAGCGTAGGAATTAAAACCTGTGTTGAGAGCGTCCAGATTAGTAGCCGCAGTAGTTTGACCTGCAAGTACATCTGACGAAAGCTGGCCTACTTGGCCTTCTCCTGCCAAGAACCCGGCGTCTATAGCCGCTCCTGCGCCAACAAGTCCCTCTGCAAGCGCCCCTGCGTTTGTAGTACGGTCTGCCTGTGCGTCCGTAAAACCCTGCGCTTGATCAGAGAACCCGGCTGTGACATCACCTTGAATTGCAGTGTTAGCAGCATCTACCTGATCAAACCTGTTTCCTTGAGCGTCAAAGCCCCCTGTCACATCGCCCTGTAAAGTATTTAGGGCAGTGTTATTGGCTCCAACAGCGGCTTCGTTAGTAGTGAAACTACGTCCAAACTCATCAAATCTTAGATTATTAGCATCGTTATAACCGGAGAGAGTGCTGCCTAGATCGGTAAATCCAGTGTTGGTGTTGGCATTAACGTCTGTTGTGACACTTCCAATATCAGTCTTCAGACCCGTAATTCCTGTATCTACCTCATTAAAACGTGTACCTACACCACCAAAGCCTTCTTCAAGCTGGGTGCCTATTCCCGTCTGGGTACCTTGTATAACCTGATACTGTTCATCACCTAGTCCTGATTGGACCACTGTAGTGCTTCTATTAAAGCTCATTTTTTATCCTTTCACGCACAGAAAACCTACGTCCCTGTATCCCATTCTCTGTAGAAACTTTTTATAGCCAGTGCCGCTAGCCTCGGTGCTGGATGCTATGGAAATTTCCGCCACACCTTTTGATTTTGCCCATGTCTCAAATGCCGTAACCATAGACTTTAATACGGCGGGGGCTTTTCTTCGGTGTCCAGGTACTACAATTACAGCCCATTCTCCTGCGAAGAGATCGTTGCTGAAATAGTGGTAATCAACAAACCCATGAAAGTATCCGAGGATTTCATCCGAACCTTCTGCAAAGGCAATACTAACAAAAATATCAGAGTTAGGTTGAAGGCTTGCGGATAATAGGTTTCGGACTTTTTGGGAATTGTAGGAAAATACTTTATAACGTGAGTTTTGGTGGAGCCAGCTATGGATGCTTACGATAGCGGGTACATCTGACTCACGAAGACTTCGTGTGTATACGGACATGTGTACCTATTAATACTTTAGTTATACAAACATAATAACACTTAACTAGTTGCTTTGCAAGGGTTATTTCTTACCTAGGTTAGTTACGCCAAAGAATGCGCCCACTAGCGCAGCCACAGATACAAAATAAATTCCAGCGATACTGGTCAGGCTCTCTGTCGCTTGGGTAAGCCCGATACCCGCCGTTGCTATGATTGAGAAGGGGTATAAAAGCATTCCCCATAGGGCAAACCAAATCATCTTGCGCTGTTGATCTCGCTTAGAGTTTTCATCTCTGATCTGCTCCTTGCGGTCCATAAGCTCTAGTGCGTGTTTCTCAAATTCATACTGATCAATGTGGCCGTTTTTATCTACATCGATAGTCGAAAATTCACTAGTCATCCTTTAATCTCCGCTGCTTGGAAAAACTAATAGCAATTCTTTTATCACGGGTGATTATGATAATTTTATTATGGCTATTTAAGACAATCCATTTTCGCCCGATCTGTAAAAGAAGCACCCACCATTTACCCTGCTGTAGTTAAGTAAATTAAAACCTGATCCAGCCTAGATACCAAAGATACATACCGCCGCTGCCCAGTACTAGTGCTATGAAGATAAGGATGCCTATGCCGCTAAGTATTGCTTGCTGACGTTCTTCTGCTTCAATTGCGGCCCGTGCGGCAATCTCTTTGCGCTCAACTCGTATTTCTCTTCGTAAGTT